GATGACTACAGTCAAACGGTTACGTTTAGTACGGAGCCAGAAGTTGGATTTCAGCCTGTTGAAATTTATGATACGACCAACGAAAATGAGCGGAATGTACACTTCGGAAGCAAAATTACCGAAGTATCCACGAACCAAAGCCCTCCTTCGGTCCTATCAGAGGTTTCTGATCAGCAGGCTCAAGAAAACTATGAGGCTATACAGGCTCAAGAACAGTCGTATACCCAGACTTTAGCGGAAACTGGGGATGCAATGGCAGCGGAAGCAGCGGGGAACGCAGCATATGAAAAGGCTGTGGCTCCAAAACTTAACACTCCTGAGATTGACGGGTCTGTGACTGTAGATAATGTTGTTCCTATTAATGATTCAGTTTTATCAGACTCGGCTGCGTATTTACGCAGCATTATCGGTGACCAAGCAAACCTTTCAATCGACGCAAAGTCTCAACTTGGTGAAGGCACAGTAGTAGACAACGATCTACAAACAACCTTTACGGAAGTTGAGGTTCCAGCAAGCACAGCTCTCGATACTCGTCGCCCTGATATGCTCGATGTACAACCTGCTGCTTCAACCGAGGTAAATCTAGCAGGCACTGAGGTGGTGATTCCGAACAACACTGAGGTAGCTGACCCAACCGAGGGGATTACGATCAGTATCGAAGATGAGGTTCCGGGAATGAAGACGGTAGAAGAAGTTCCAAGACTTCTAACAGACGAAACTGTCAACAATGTTGCAGCGGAAGTTCCTGTGGAGAATGTTACAAACATCAACAACAACCGCTTTGTACCGTACAACACCGCCTATGTCCCTCCAGAGGATGACAACGATAATCCTGTAACTCCAACGTTTACTGAAACAGATGACGGGGTAACCGTTGGTCTACCTGTAGACACGGGTGGTGGCACTGTAGCCCCTGCTCTTGGCGTAAATGTTGCGGGTAATCCTGTTATGGAATGTCCAGAAGGGTACGAGCTTGTGGATGCACCTAACGGTCCTACTTGTGTTAAGATCGAGGATTCATATCGATTACGAGCGGGTGCAGGTACTAGACCATACACAGGGCAGACTATACGTCCTGGGGACACGGGTCCCGGACAACGAAGACAACAATACGATAGAAGGACCTATACGGCGGCTACATCTAGATGAACTTACAAGCACTACCAGAAGATGCGTTAAAAGAAATCTTGGCCTTAACCGAGGCCAAGAAACGCATGGATTTGAGGGAAGAGGCTCACGAAAGCTTCATGCCCTTTGTCCATCATGTGTACGATAATTTCATTGAGGGCCGTCATCACCGGATTATTGCCGAAAAACTTGAACGTGTTGCGCGAGGAGAACTCAAGAGATTGATTATCAACATGCCTCCGCGTCATTCAAAGTCTGAGTTTGCATCCTACTTGATGCCTGCTTGGTTTCTAGGTAGAAATCCTAAATTAAAAATTATCCAAGCCACACACAACACTGAGTTGGCGGTGAGATTTGGACGTAAAGTGAGGGATTTAATCGATGACCCAGAGTACAAAACTATTTTTCCGAATACAAACCTTAAAGAAGACAATAAAGGCGCAGGCACTTGGGGCACTGACTTGGGTGCGGAGTACTTTGCGGCGGGTGTTGGCGCTGCCATCACGGGTCGTGGTGCGGATTTACTCGTCATTGATGACCCGCATTCGGAACAAGATGCGTTAAGCTCTACTGCATTCGACCATGCATACGAATGGTACACCTCTGGACCTAGACAACGTCTACAGCCGGGCGGTGCTATCATAATTGTTATGACCCGTTGGGGTAAAAAGGATTTGACAGGTAGATTGTTGGCCCAACAGGGCAGCGATATCATGTCAGATCAGTGGGAAGTTGTAGAATTTCCTGCAATTATGCCTAGCGATAAGCCGTTGTGGCCTGAGTTTTGGGAAAAAAACGCGCTTTTATCCATTAAAGCGTCTCTTCCTGTAGCAAAGTGGAACGCTCAGTGGCAACAGAATCCCACTGGGTCTGAATCTGCTATTATCAAGCGCGAATGGTGGAATCGTTGGGAAGAAGAAAAGATCCCTCGATTAGATTATGTATTGCAGTCTTACGATACAGCGTTTTCCAAGAAAGAATCTGCCGACTATTCTGCGATTACTACTTGGGGTGTGTTCAAGCCAGAAGAAGGTGGCCCAGATCACATTATTCTGTTAGACGCACAAAGAGGACGATGGAATTTTCCAGAGTTAAAAGATCAGGCTTTCGAAGAATACGAATACTGGGAGCCAGATATGGTTCTGATCGAGGCAAAAGCTACAGGTACGCCTTTGATCCAAGAGCTAAGACTTAAAGGTATTCCTGCACTGGGGTTCTCCCCAGGTAAAGGGAATGATAAAATTAGCCGGATGCATATGGTAGCTCCTATGTTTGAGTCAGGAATGGTATGGGCTCCGGACGATAAGAAATTTGCAGAAGAAGTCATTGAGGAAGTAGTTTCATTTCCCAATGGTGACAATGATGATTTTTGTGATAGTATGACACTAGCACTAATGCGTTTTCGACAAGGCGGGTTTATTTCGTTAGACGGAGAAGACGATGGGGATGACTTCGTCCCTCGTAAACGGGAGTATTACTAATGGCCTTGCCACCACGCCCAATGGGCCCAGTTGATTCTGGAATTAGAATGGAAGATATGTTGCCTACACAAGCATCTGTTGATGTAGATGTAATGCAGCCAGAAGAATTTGAAGGCGGGGCCGAAGTTCTCGATGACGGTCAGGGCGGAGCTATTATCCAATCCTTGATGGAATCGATGGAAGGTGTTGAAGTTGACATCCCCTTAGAACATGACGCGAATTTAGCAGAAGAACTTGACGAAGGTTATCTAGGAGAACTATCGTCGGATCTTCGCGCCTCATACGAAGATGACTTGGAGTCTAGGTCTGAGTGGGAAGAAGCTTACACTAAAGGTTTAGATCAGTTAGGTATTAAACAACAAGAGCGCACACAGCCTTTCCAAGGTGCGTCCGGTGTTACTCACCCGTTGATTTCAGAAAGCGTAACTCAATTCCAAGCACAAGCATATAAAGAGCTTCTCCCTTCTGGTGGCCCAGTTAAAACTCAAGTCTTAGGTCTGCAAGATCAGGCTCGAGAAGATCAGGCCACCCGAGTTAAACACTTTATGAACTATCAGATCATGGAAGTTATGGAAGAGTTCGATCCGGATATGGATCAACTGTTGTTTTATTTGCCGTTGTCGGGTTCTTGTTTCAAGAAAGTCTGGTTCGATAATTCTAAACAACGAGCTGTGGCGCAGTTTATTCCTGCGCAAGATCTTGTTGTTCCTTACGCTGCATCTGATTTAGCTACCGCATCAAGAGTTACTCACGTCTTGAAGATGGATGCTAATGCTATCCGTAAAATGCAGATCGCAGGAATATACCGTGACGTAGAGTTAAGCACCTATGAAGGCGATGATGACGAGGTTCGTCAGAAAGTTGACGAGATACAAGGCACGTCTAAGACATACATGGACGATGTCTACACTATCTTGGAGATGCATGTTGATTTGGACCTAGAGGGTTTTGAGGACATGTCTCCTACGGGTGAGCCGACAGGTATTGCCCTTCCTTACATTGTTTCTGTTGACGAAGGCTCTGGTCATATTCTTTCTGTTCGCCGGAACTTCCAAGAGGATACTCCTTTAGCGAAGAAGCAACAGTATTTTGTTCACTATAAGTTTATGCCTGGATTAGGATTCTACGGCTTTGGTTTAATCCACATGATTGGTGGTTTGGGCCGCGCAGCTACAAGCATTCTTCGCCAGTTGATCGACGCCGGAACCTTGGCTAACCTCCCTGCTGGGTTCAAGGCTCGGGGTGTAAGGGTTCGCAATGACGATGAGCCCTTACAGCCCGGAGAATGGCGAGATATTGACGCTCCTGGTGGCAACATCAGGGATGCTATTATCCCGCTCCCGTACAAGGAACCTTCCGCAACCTTACAAAACCTACTTGGGACGCTCATAGAAGGCGGTAGACGCTTTGTTCAGCTTGCTGACCAGCAAACAGGTGATACCAACGCCAACGCCCCTGTAGGGACCACTGTGGCGCGTCTAGAGCGCGGCATGAAAGTTATGTCTGCGATTCACAAGCGACTGCATTACGCTCAGAAGCAAGAGTTTAGAGTTTTAGCTAGAATCTTTAGGGACAATCTTCCTCAAGAATATCCATATGATGTTCAAGGTGGAGATCGTATGATCATGGCTGCGGACTTCGATGATCGGATTGACGTAGTTCCTGTAAGTGATCCAAACATCTTCTCTATGGCGCAACGTGTAACTTTAGCTCAAACGCAGCTACAGTTGGCGCAATCAAACCCAGAGATGCACAACCTACATGCAGCATATAGACGTATGTATCAGGCACTAGAAGTACAAAACATAGATGAAGTTCTTCCTCCTCCTCCTCAACCGGAGCCGTTAGACCCTGCGATTGAGAACGCTAGGGCGTTGATGGGTGAAATACTTACAACTTTTCCAGATCAGGATCATGATGCCCACATCCGCATTCACTTAATGTTTATGCAGACTCCTTTGGTTTCTACTTCGCCACAGGTCATGGGTACGTTTTATGCTCATCTGATGGAACACATATCTCAAAAAGCTCGTCAGATGGTTCAATTTGAGATTGCTGGTATAATCCAACAGGCGCAAGCTTCGGCAAATACTGGTAAGATCGATCCTCAAGCTGCTCAAGCTCAGATTGCAAAAGTCCAACAGGATATGCAAAACCCTGCTGAGATGGAAAAACTAATCTCCATGCAGACAGAGCAGTTAATAACTGAGGTTATGCCTCAGATGATGCCAGAGGGTAACAGTCCAATGGACGATCCTCTCGTACAAATTCGTATGCAGGAACTTGATCTGAAGCAAAAAGACCTCCAGCGCAAGACTGAAGAGGATCAAGGACAGATGCTTGTAGAGCTACAGAAAATGGAACAACGCGCTACTACAGATGCTGCAAGAATAGAAAGCCAAGAGGAGATTGCGGACAAACGAAACGAAGTTAACCGCGAAAGAATTGATGTACAGCGAGATAAGATGAACAGGGGTTAAGATGAGCAAGTTTAATAAAATTCGCTTATTTACAGCACTGTTCTTTTTTATCACTGTAGGGAACACTGTCTTTGCTGAAGATGATGTAATAAGAACGGACACTAACAGCACTATAACTTCTGACGGTTCGATGGATACCACCATCAACAGTCCGCCGCCTTCTGCAATTTCTCCACAGATTAGCGCAAGCAACTCTGACCTATGTACTGTAGGTGTTGCGGGGGCGGTGCAGACACAGATCCTAGGTATATCCGCAGGTAGAACTGTACGAGATATGAACTGTGAAAAGCTCAAGAACGCTAAGACTATGTACGATATGGGCATGAAAGTTGCTGCCGTATCCGTCATGTGTCAGGACGAAAGAGTGTTTGAAGCCATGCTCAACGCGGGGACGCCCTGTCCCAAGGATGGGTTGGTGGGGGACAAAGCTAGGCTGGCATGGGAAATGCAAGCTGTTGATGATCAAATTAAATATGAACAGAACAACCCAATGAGAAAGATTTTCAATGAAGATGTTGAAACTAAATTGGGCTTGGGCGTTATTTTTAGCACTCTGGCCTTCTTATTCCTCATGTGATCCCTATAGCTACGGGACAACAGGGAACGCGGCGTCCACAGCACTAAGCTGGGGGATGGGTTCTGTTCTGCCTGATGTCCCAGGACTTGATATAAACGGTCTTCTTTACAGATACACCACTGTGAAAAACCCAGAGGATAATATGAAAGTTCACGTTAGCAATAAGAAGGCTGACGCAAGTGGCTATATCTTTCGAGAAACTGACGATTGGTCCGGAGTTCCGGGAAACACCATTGTCAAATCGTTTCCCCTCGCTAACATTCCAGCTACCCAGTGGGGCGCAGGTTCGATTGACATTGAAGGGGAAGGCTCGGTCAAAGACGCTGTGGTTATATATAGCTATAGGCTCGACGAGTGTTTTGACCCGCAGTCCAACCCGAACTGTCCGGGGTATGTGAAGCCTATGCCTAAGATACCAGAGGTAGAAGTTTATGTAGCATTAGAAGATGATGCTGTAACCGATACATTAGAAGCGGACGAGTTTCAGTATGATGAAGACGGAGAGTTGATACTTTCTGAGGAGGAAGAGGAAGAAGAAACCAGAATTGAAATGGGGCTGACGGCATCTGCCAATGCGTTGACTCTATTTAAGACACAAGGACAAGATGATATTATACTGGCTATAAACCAACAGACTAATATAGCTATGTACTACAATGCGTCTATCAATGGAGGTGTGTATGCTGACGCCCCCGGTCTTGCTGACTCAGAAATACCTGACAACAAGAAAGCCTTGCGTAATAACTTAGCACAACAGATTCTGCACGAAAAGATGGTCGATATGCAGTACAACAAATGAGGTTTAAAATGAAGTATTTAATAGCAACACTTTCTCTCGTTGCACTACCAGCTTTCGCAACTGTAAATATTACAGGGAGTGTAGAAGCCAAATGTGTGATACAAACAGACAAAGCTGGTGTGTATGGAAACCCTATTGCCAGTAAGTTAAGCACAACACCTGCGGATGGTGGTATATTACCTGTAATTAGAATTGATGTATCTATTGCAGATGCCTACACAGCTAACATAACGCACCCAACATCGTTTAGTTCTTCACCTACCTTAACAGATACATTGGTATGGACAGGTAGCACTACTCTAACAAAGATGTCTGCGTCAGGTATGTCTGCATATAATGGTGCTAAAGCAGTGGTAGGCAGCACATCTAAATTTAATCTTACCCTTGCAGGGTCGGCATGGTTCTCTACTGCATCCAGTGCAGTTTACGGTTCAGCAAAACCGTTTCCCGGTGGCACTTACACCGCAGTTGTACAGGCTACCTGTATTGCTAAGTAGGATAATCACGATAGGTACGTTAGTTACTTTTGGTGCGTCTGCGCACGAGATGACGCCTGCGTACCCTGAAGTAAAAACATCTCACGTTAAAAACGTGGTCAAAGTAGAGATGTCTCTTTTTAATTCTAGGGAAGAGATAAGATATTATCAGATTGATTTGTTTGATCTAAATTGGATGAACATACCGTTCTCTACAACGTATAGAATTATGCAAGTTGAGTATAAAGAACATAAAGCTTTTGATGTCTACATAAGAAAAAGAGATATGCCTGAAGCTGTGTATCTATGCACAACGTCGAAGGTAAGAAAGACCAATCAGTCAAGAACTCTTATTTCTTCTAGGATATGTTCGAGATTAGACGGACCTCCAGCATGAGATTAGCGTTAGTTCTTTGTGTCATATCGAGTTCTGTCGTAGCCGACAGTAATTCTCTTTCTCTTGCGTTGCCAAGCCCTCCGATGAACTATCAATCGGACTCGTTTTCAACGGGCAGCACTCGATGCAGTAATGCTGTGGGTGGAGGTATAAACTTAGAGTATGGTGTAACCGGAGTTATTTCGGGCTTAGATACTGACAGCCGTGGCAGAAATATAGGCGTGTATGCGCGGGTCGTTATACCTTTAGATAAACCTAAATCCCGTATAAACTGTGATGATCTTTATCAAATCGAGTTGACGCAACGCAGGTTGGAGATACAAAAACTACGAGATGAAATAGAACAACTAAGGAACTTACAAAACTCGGCTGAAGAAATGGAGTTTGAAAACTAATGGATACAACAAAGATAGCAGATAACATTGATGGACTAGCAGATCGTGAGTTTAAAACTGGCGGTATGAAGCTATCGTTTGGTTCTATCGTGGCTATATTTGCATTTCTATCCACAGTTGTAGGCGGTCTATACGGTGGATTCGTAATGTATCAAAAGATCGAAGAAGTCGCAGGGTTAGATCTTGGAGAATATCAACAGGCAATGGACGTTATGGACGCCAAGGTAACTGGTATATCTGAAAAGGTTGAAGAATCCGTGGAGTACAGCCGTGACATTAAAAACGGATTGAAAGATGACATCTTACGCATCGAGCAGCAGACAGACCGCATAGAGGATATGGTGCGTAAATCTGAGGACAAGGTTCGTACTATGATTGATAACGCAGAAGTTCGCTTCGAAAATCAACGAGAACGTGTTAGAGT